GCAAATGTGCCATAGGAAACATTTGTTATTTTTGGTCCAGCCAAGCCACCAATCTCTAGCGTGCCAACTGTGGCAAGACCGCTATTGTTGATAGTGGTTGAGGCAATCGTGCCTAGCGTTGCAGTTCCAGTTGATGCGGTTAGGCTGGTTCCAAAAGTTACCACGCCGGACAGAAGGCTGGTTCCATCCACTGCTAGGGAGCCAGTGCTTCTTACTTCCGATGTTGAAAGAGAAAGGGCAGAGGATATATTGTCACCGCTGGTAATAGCCTGAAGCGATCCGCTGATCGGGCTGGTGGTGGCAACCTTTAATAGCTGCGGATAGCTGGTCGAGATATTCTGTGTACCTAAAGTGGGCATTTATCCTCCTGGGGTAAGTCTGGAGCGGACGGCATCCCAGACCACACTGACAATAGCACCAATCGAGCCTGCCACAAGGAGCATCTTGGTTTTAAGGTGTTCCAGGGATGTCACCCTATTGGACAGGTCGCCAAAGCTGGATAGGGAGCGTTCCACCATCCCGATCAGGGTAACTTGGCGTTCTTCCATCCTAGCCAGCCGCTCGGCCATCGACCCGAATTTTTCCCGAAGTTCATGGATCTCGTCAAGACTCACGACCCCTACCCTCCAGATACTTTAACGCAACGGCCAGATGCACGACAGCGTCCACAATCTCGTCCCGATCCCGACCCTCCTCCACAATGCGCTTGATCGAGCGGTTGACGGATAACAGGTGCTTCACCTTCCCGATGTACTTCGTTTCCCTCGCCACCGTGTTGTTCTCCCCGGCAAACCTCAACGCCTCCCTGAAACAGGCGTACTCCTTTTGCGTCATCAAGAAACGCAAACTCAAATTGGTGAGCCAGATGGCGAGGGGTTTGATCATTCAACGTGGTATTGGTTTGCGTAACTTTCGGCTGCCTTGCCCATCACGAACTGCACATACTCGGCATCGGTATTTATCTTGTCGTCAGAGTCATCGGCCAAGGCTGTATTGTATGCTTCCCTAGCCTTGGTAATGCCATCAAGATGGCTTTGCTCTGTAATTTCAACTGAAAAGATCATTCAGCTTTTTCCTTTTCGGTTAGCTGTTCCTCAATCGCTTGAGCAATCGGCAACGCCAAGACGGAGGCGTTTAGCCCTCCCGCCTTCACGGCGAGGTCGAGGAGTTGCATGGCGTTTTTGGCTTGTTCTTCGGTGAGGTGGATTTGTTTCATAAATTACCAAGTGGCAATGGCTACCCGCTTCCAAGTGTTTGCGGCGGTGCAGATATAGATATAATCAGAATCATATCGAACATCACCCGCCGTGCCTGTCGCTCCTGTCGTGGCTGGAGCTGTACCTTGAAGTCTTATTTGGGCATCAAGTGTTGTATACCCAGAATCATCAGCCAATCTAACCTGAAGAATTGCAGAACTTCTTTTTAATGATGGGAAAGAAGAAGTTGATCCGCCAAGTTTCAACATATTGAAGTTGTTAAAATTAGAATTTTGAAACACCCAGGTACCATTTGCATCTCCGCCACCATACATTGATGCTTGCCTTGAAATAATTCCATCGAGGGTTGAGTTTGCTATGCAGGTATAACTTAATGCAGTCATATTTCCTGACTTATCTATTCTCGCTCTAGATGTTCCTCCTGTTTGTAAATCTAAAAGCAAGCTCGCAGAAGCCGAGGCCGTATCCGTAATGTTTGCCTGAATCCCAGTAAATGTTACTCCTGCACCGCTCCAAGTCTGGGTAACTGAAAGAGGGGTCGAAGCTGTAACCGTTCCAAGCGGAAGCCTTAATTGCCTCTGCGTCCCCGTCCCCGCCGCTTCGGTCCCAATTTCAAGGACATTGCTTGCCCACCGAAAGAATCCCCGCTCGTAGTTGCTTGCGTCTGTGAATGTGTTGTAGAGTCGGAAGGTTTGGGCGGAGGTAGAGTTGCGCTGGGCTAATGTTCCAGCGGCTCCATCACGGAGTAAAAACAAATCATGCGATGCCTGCCAATTTGAGGTTGATGACCATCTGATTCCAGATGTGCTGGATATTGATGCAAAACCATTCTGTATTCCAAAAATATTACTTCCAGATGATTGATACATTCCAGCATTGAATTCAGTTGCACCTCCGCCAAAAAATGCCTCACCATTTGCCCTAACCCAAAACCTACTTGTTCCAGATGCCTGTAGATCAATCAATCTAGAATCAAAGTTACTTGCTGTGTTTGTTATGTTTACAAGAATGGCTTTAGGTGTTCCAGTTGTATTCCAAGTCCCAGACATGCTTACAAGGTTTGTAGAATTTGATCCTGTAACTGAATAGGATGTTGATGTAAGTCCAGAGGAATTTGCAGGTGGCGCAAAAGACAGCGTGGTAAACGCCCCCGTGTTCGGCGTGGTGGAGCCGATGGCCGGAGGACTGGCCAGATCCACGCTACTGCCGCCGCCGAAGAATCCCATAAACTAACCCTGTACTCCTATAATTCTTGCAGTTCCAGTAGAAGTAATCGCCGCAATCGCACCTGTGGGGATGAATGATCCCTCCCAAGTAATGCCCTGACCGCTGGTCAACTGGATGTCTTCGGTTGCACTGGCGGTGCCGTTGGTGTCAATAAACACCGTTCCGCTGGTGCATTGAACCAGAAGATAGTTGCGGGTGGAGTTAGTGGCGAACAAGGTTCCGTTGGTTGTGCCAGCAGTCAGAGTTCCGGTACTGGTGGTGCCACGAATGGGCGGAATCCCATCGGCCACATCCGCCTGAAGCGTGGTAAGCAACGCCTCAATCTCGGTGAGATTGGCGTTAATCGACATGGTTCCGCCGGAAAGCGGTCCCAGGCTCTCAATAATCGTGTTCCACTGGCGGCCCATTATTTTGTCTCCATTGCGTCAACTGCGCTCTGCATCGTTGGGGTATTAGGGTAGATGGTTTCTGGGAAGGAGTCAACGCTCTGCTCCGGCTTGCACCCGGCAAGCAGAAGGCAGAGCGTCAACGCCCTAACCACAAATTTAGTCCTTGCGGACGTAGATTGCGATAGGCCCACCGGACGACAGGATTACTTGGGAAATATCCCCAACAACCGTTGCCCCGCCAGCCATGGCGAGTCCTGTGTGCGTCACGCCACTGATGGTCAATCCGATGGTTCCAGCCGAGAGAGCCGTCACACCATCGAAAGATCCATCATTGGTGGAAGCAGAGGTTGCAATGATTGTCCCCGCTTCACCCAGAGTAAGTCTGGATAGAAGGCGCATTAGCTGTGTAGCGCGATGCGGTAGGAAGTGCCGTTGAGGGTCACGTTGAGCGAAGCCGGAGCGGTCGCAACGGTGTTAACCGTGCCGCCGCTGGACGAAGCCGTGAACTCAATGACGTTGGTGAAGCCCTGACCATCGATGCGGACGGCCTTGTTCTTCGCCTTGATAGGACTGCGCTGAAACTCACTTGCCATATAATTTATCTCCTTTGAGCCGCCGCACGTTTGATGCTATCTGGCGTGTGCCGACTCTTGAATCTACTGCCAAGTTTTTGTTCCTGGCGGTAATACCCCTTCATAAGATTTGTTTGATTGACTCCCAGCGGATTGTCGAGGGGTTCGCCAACCCCCACCAGGCTCAATCTTTGTGGCACTTGGAACCTTTTAAGGTAACGCGGGACTGAGTCCCGCTCCGCAACCGGCTTCTCCAGTTCGACGACAGATCCGTTTCGGGTGTCTTCGTACTGGTAGATCGGCATTAGGAGTAGTTCTCCTTGTCGGATTCCTCGGCCATCTTCATCATCCGGTCTTCCTCGGACATCTCGGGCTTGTTGGATTCTTCGGATTCAGACTCTTCAGCCATCGCATTGCTCACGCTCACGACTGCCATGTCGCCGTCAATCCGTTCCACCTTGCCTTCGAGTTCCACCATATCGCCGACTTCGGGGTTGGCGTTTTCCTCGCCCTCACCGAGTTCGAACATGGACAGAGGAAGTTTAACCATACCTTCTTTCATCGACTTCTCCTTGGTGGAAGGAGCGGGGGAGGTTTTACCCTCCCCCGCCTTCCGGGGACCCATACCGATAATCAGCATGGCTCCCATTAGAATTACGAGTAGTTCGACTTGCTGAACAACACCCGGAAGAACCGAGGGTCGAGCTGCTTGGCGGCGTAGAACGTCTTGAAGGACGCCACAACGCGCTGGCCGTAGGGGTCGGACTTGTCGGCTGCGTCCAGAATCGTGACCTTCGGAGCGAAGGGCGAGCCGGAAGCGGCGACCGAGGACAGGCTCGGAACGCCAAACGCACCACCACCGAGCAACACATTCGCGTAGACCGCGCCGGTGCTGACCGTGGCTTCACCCACGCCGGAGGCGCTGGTGTTGAACGTCTGGACGTTGGTGGAGCTAATCACGCTCACGCCGAACAGTTTGCCAGTTTCGCCCTTGAAGATTTGATCCGGGGCGGAGTAGCTGGAGACCTTCAACCAATCGTCGTCCTGCTGGAGATCGCGGATAACGGCAGGGTGCGCCACGAGGGCGTAGCCGTCCTTGATCTTGGGAGCGCGGGCGATGAACAGGCTGGTCGCACCGTCCAGAAGGTCGGTGGCGGTCATGCTGCTGTTGGGGGTGGAGGCCGTGCCGAAGGTCGTGCCGTTGGTGCCGTTCTGGGCATAACGAGCGTAGGACTTCGTGGCAACGCCAGTGCCAGTGCTGGTCGAGGAATCCTGGACCAAAGCGCGGTGGCAGAGGGTGTCGGCGTGCAGCGCGGCGTCTTCGCCGAGTTGCTTGGTGGCTTGGGCGAGGTGGCTGAACAGCTCGGTGGCCAAGAGAACGTCCGTGAGGATGATCTTGGAGCCGTACTGCAC